CATGGAACAGATAGCTGTTGAAACTAAAGGTAACTTCTTTGAATCAAGAACAATGGAATACCAAAAAGCAAAGTTAAACGAAACTATAACATTTACAGACGACTTCTAAATAACAAACTATGTCATTAAAAATAATAAAAAGAGGTGGAGAGATCGTAGCATTCAACCCACAAAAAATTTATAACCGAGTAAAAAGATCTTCTAAAGGGTTAAATGTCAATTCAGATGAGATTTTCATCAAAGTGATAACATCAGTACCAACTGAGGGTGAAGTAACAACGAAAGAATTGGACAAGTTAGTGTATGAAATTGCTGCATCATACACAGGTAGCCATCACGATTATTCAAGACTAGCTTCTAGTGTTGCGATCTCATCTTACCACAAAGAAACTAATGATAGTTTTTCTCAAACTATGATGCTACTTTATGAAGATGGTATAATAAACAAAAAGTTAATTGAAACCATAACAGAGTATGGTCCTGATACTATTGATGCTGTGATTAATCACGATAACGATTATAATTTTGATTATTTCGCATGGAGATCTTTACAGGAAATGTATTTATTAAAAAGACCTAACGGTAAAGTAGTTGAAAGACCGCAACATATGTACATGAGAGTTGCGTTATGGGTAACAACAAATATTACTGACGCATTTGAATATTACAAATCTTTATCAGAGCAACTAATTTCAAAGGCAACTCCAATCATGATCAACTCAGGTACAAAAGTACCTCAATTGGCGTCGTGTGTATTACATTATAATGATGCTGACTCAAGAAAAGGTTTATTAGATACTTTGACGGATATCTCTACATTCTCTTCAGACGCTGCTGGTATCGGACTTTCAATGTCCAATATCCGTAGTAAAGAGAGTAGAATATCAAGTTCAGGTGGTTATGCTGGTGGGTTATTGAAATATCTTAAAATTGTTAATGAATCTCTTAGGTTCTTTAACCAACAAGGTCGTAGACCTGGTTCTGCGGCAATCTACCTTGAGCCTTGGCATAAAGATATTTTCGATTTATTGGATATTAAAAAGAATACGGGAGCAGAAGAATTAAGAGCAAGAGACTTATTCACCGCTTTGTGGATTCCTGACAACTTTATGAGGGCAGTTAAAAACAATTCTGAATGGTATTTGTTTTGTCCTAATGATATTAATAAGGCAGGACTTAAACCACTTCAAGAATGTTATGGTGAGGAATATGAAGAGGTTTATAACCAAGCAGTTAACTTAGGTTTGGGTAAAAAAGTTAAGGCTCAAGATATTTGGACTAAAATTATTGAATCACAAGTAGAGACAGGAGTGCCTTATCTATGTTCAAAGGATAGTGCAAATAGAAAAACCAATCACCAAAATATTGGAGTAATCAAGCAATCAAATCTTTGTAATGAGATTTATCAATATACAGATGAAAACACGACGGCCATATGCACACTTTCATCAATGGTTTTAAAAAACTTTATTAAATCCGGTAAGTTTGATTTTGAACTTCTTTTTAGTGAAGTTAGAAAAGTTGTAAGATCTTTAAATAAAGTTGTGGATATTAACAATTACTCAACAGAAAAAGGTAGAAAAGGCGGTTTAGAGCAAAGAGCGATAGCTATTGGTACTCAGGGATTAGCGGATGTATTCTATTTAATGGATTATATATTCACATCGGACGACGCTAAAAAATTAAACAGAGATATTTTTGAGACCATTTATTACGCCGCGATTTATGAAAGTAATCAGTTGTGTATTGACGGACAATATAAACCATATGACTTCTTCAAAGGGTCACCAATGTCACAAGGAAATTTTCAGTTTGATATGTGGGATGTTGACCAATCAAATCTATCAGGTATGTGGGATTGGAAAAAATTAAAACAAAGTGTTATGGAACACGGAGTATGTAATTCATTGTTTACTGCACAAATGCCTGTAGCATCATCTGCAAAAATTACAGGTTCTTATGAAATGACTGAACCGGCACATTCTGCGATCTTTAACAGACGAGTTGTTGGTGGAGAAATTATGATTGTTAACAAATATCTAATTAATGATTTTGAAAAAATTGGAATTTGGAGTGAAGACCTTAAAAACGAAATAATTATTAATGAAGGATCAATTCAAAACATTAACTTCAATAATTATTTAGATCCCGAGGATAAGAATTACAATAAGAAAGTTAAACGAATTGAACACCTTATTCCAAAATATAAAACTATTTGGGAGATTTCACAAAAACAACTTATCGATATGGCTTCAGATAGAGCACCATTTATTGATCAGTCTCAATCAATGAACATTTACATGTCAAATCCAACACTTTCAAAGATTACATCGTCACATTTTCATTCTTGGGAAAGTGGATTGAAAACACTTTGTTATTATGTTAGAACAAAGGCGATTTCTACGGGAGCCAAACATTTAGCGGTAGATATTTCAAAAAAAGAAATTAAACAAAAAAATGAAGTGCCTAAAGTTGAATATGTAAACTTACCACCAAAACCTGAAAATTCTGATTTTGAATGTTTTGGTTGTTCATCATAATCTTAAAGTCCGAGTAATCGGACTTTTTTGTTTTTAATCTATTTATTCAAAAAATAGCAACATTATATTTATTTAATATGGCAAACGGAATAACATATGGTATTAATTTTCCTTTAAGACAGAGTTTAAAAGGTCAATACCTATCTCTATCGGAAACACCAGATGAAGAAATCAGAACTGATTTGGTCCATCTGTTACTAACAAGGAAAGGATCAAGATACTATCTACCAAATTTTGGTACAAGATTGTATGAATATATTTTTGAACCTTTAGATGGGGATACCTTTTCAACACTGAGAAGTGAAATAGAAGAATCAATATCTACATTTATTCCTAATCTTACTATTCAAAATATAAGTATAGAACCATATGTTAATTCTGAACCATCTTTAGGTGAGTTAGTTGTTCCTGAACAAGACATTCCTGTTTATGCTATTCCTGGAGCAAATACTGAAGAGTACACAGCAAAAATAAAAATAGAATATGTTGACGAAAGCAGTGCTTTCGGAACAAGACAATTCGTTATCATCAATTTATAAACTATGGCAAATAGAAGAATTGCATATACTGACAGAGATTTTGAAGCGTTAAGACAAGACCTCATAGATTATACCCAACAGTATTATCCAGAATTAATACAAAATTTTAATGATGCGTCTGTATTTTCAGTACTGATGGATTTGAATGCTGCGATTGGTGACAATTTGCATTTTCATATAGATAGGAGTATACAAGAAACCGTTTTACAGTTTGCACAACAAAGATCTTCTATATTTAACATTGCTAGAACCTATGGACTAAAAGTACCTGGATTTAGACCTTCTGTTGCTTTGGTTGATATTTCGATAACTATACCTGCTTTAGGTGACTCTGAAGATGTAAGATATTTAGGTATATTAAGAGCCGGAGCCCAATTCAACGGTGGAGGAACGACATTTGAAACCGTATATGACATTGATTTCTCAACTCAATTTAACAGAGAAGGGTTTGTGAACAGAACAAAAATACCACAATTCAGTGATGATAATTCTGCACCATCAAGCTACATAATTACAAAACGAGAAATTGTTGTCAATGGTAGTACCCAAGTATTCAAAAAGGTAATTACCCCTGCAGAAGTAATACCTTTCTTTAGTTTTTTCTTACCTGAAAAAAATGTCTTAGGTGTGACATCGATAATACAAAAAGACGGTACTGATTACCAATCAACACCATCCTTCACTGAATTCCAAACTTCACCAAACAGATGGTATGAGGTTGATTCATTAGTAGAAAATACAGTATTTATCGAGGACCCAACTAAACCTGTTGATGACGCTGGCGTAAAAGTAGGAAGGTATTTAAAAACAGATAATCGATTCATTACTGAATACACCCCCGAGGGATTTTTAAGAATTCAATTTGGTAATGGGACTGTAACACCTGAAGAACAACTAAATCAATTTACTAAAACAGGTGTTCCACTAAAAATACAAAATTATCAAAATAACATAGGTTTAGGTTTAACAGTAAGACCAAATACTACTTTGTTTGTTCAATATAGGACAGGTGGTGGATTGGCTAGTAATGTTGGTGTTGGTGCGATCAATCAAGTTGCATTAGTTGATTTTGCAGTAAACGGACCCTCAGCGGTTGTCAATAACAATACCATACAATCGATTAGAGTTAATAATGTGACTGCGGCAATCGGAGGAGCAAACCAACCTT